ATGACCACGTTGGCCGTGCCACCGAAGACGCCAGCAAGAGTGGCGCTGACGCTGGAGGCGTCGTAGTCCTGGTGCAGGCTGATGGTGACCGAGGCGTCCTTGAGGCCAGCGATGCGGCTGCGTGCAGACTGACCGAACGCCGTGGTCTCGATCTCGTCGACAGTCTCGGTGACCTCAACGCTTGCGATGTTGGTGGTGAGCTCGGTGCTGCCGACCTTCACCCGAAGGTTCTTGCCTACAAATTTCGCCACGGTAGTGGCCTCCTTCTTCTGTGTGTTAGCCGGCAGCAATCACGCTGACGTTGAATTCCGCCGTGTGGTAGGTGACGTCCCCGATGCTCAACGAGCCCTGGTTAGTCATTTCTGTGACTCGGCAGTCCAAGGCTTTGCCCCCGAGGGAGCGGTCACCTTCAATTGCCGCCTTCACCGACGCGCTACCACTAGAGGCGCAGTAGGCGTCGAGGTTGGTCTGTGATGCCCGGTCGGCTACGCGGCCGACGATGAGCATGATGGTGAATGAGTATTCGTCCGACCCGCGCCCGAAGGCGGTGTCGTACTGGATGCGGCCCGGCATCACGACGGCGACGGGCGGCTGCGGGTTGTCGGGGATGTAGGCCGAGGACCGCAGGCCGGTGATGGTGGTGAGCCGGTTGGCGAGCCCGGTGCGTAGGTCGGTGAGGGCGGTCATGCGACACCGTTGACGCGGCGGTAGCCCTCGACGAGCTGGACGACGTCAGGGTCAAGGCCGCGGCTGACCCGCATGATTCCCATGTCGCCGAAGCCCGCCACGCCTAGGGGACTCTGCAAGCGGCTGAAGATCCTTGACGACTGGAGGATCGTGGCCTGGGTGACCGTGACCGGGATGTTGGGCCAGCCGAAGACAGCCCGCACCTTGATTGAATTTTCCGGCCCCGTGGGGAAGGAATAGTCGCCGATGGCCCGGATGCGAGTGAACGGCCACACAACGCCACCGAGATAGTCGTTGATCGGCTCCGGCTGGGCGTCGCCCTGCCCGCCCGCAGTGCCAATCGTCCAAGTCGTGTCATAGACGCCATCCAGGCCCGTGGACGTTTCGACCTGGGCGATGGATCGGGCGTCGTCGATCTGCACGACGTAGGGGTTCTCGGTGTTGTAGTACCGGGTGACGGTGCCGGCGTTGATGAAGTTCCTGCCGCAGTACGCGTCGATGAGTCGGGACGCGGACTCGACGGCCATCTCGAGGAGGGCGTCGTCGGTGGCGTCGCCGGACGGGATGCGCAGCGCAGACTTGATCTGCGCCAGGGTTGCGTAGCCGTTAGCAATTGCCACGGTCAGCCTCCGATTTCGTAATGCTTCCGCATCCAGTCGACGGTCAGGGGGAGTCCCTGAGCGAGCCTTGTGCGCGGGTTGTGGTGCAGCAGTGCCTTGGCCTTGGAGATGTCAGGCTTCTTGCTGGTGACGTTGTGCTTGTCCAAGGGCAGGCGGTTCACCAAAGACGGGTGGGCGCCCGTGACCTCGAGCAGCATGTTTGCCATGTCCTCCACGCTGACGTACTCGTCGCCGCCGACGTTCACGGTCTCGCCTGGGGCGAAGCTCGTGGCCGCGTTGGCGAGGCTGACCAAGAAGTCGCCCTGGTACATGAAGACCCGGTGATAGTTCTCATACACCGTGATGGGCTTCCCGGTTAGAAGCCGGTAAGCGAAGAGGCACACCACCGAGCGATAGTCGTGGTAGCGCTCTCCGGGCCCGTAGGCGTTGAAGAACCGCAGCGTCATGGTCTTGGTGCCGTAGCGGTCTGCGAAGTTGCGGATCTGCTCCTCGTTCACGCGCTTGCTGATGGCGTAGTCGTTGGTGAGGCGCGGCTGCGGGTTGTTAAGGAGGTAGCGCTCGTCGATGGCTTCGGCGTCGGCCTCACCGTAAACCTCGGAGGAGGAGGCGAAGACGTGGCGGAAGCCGCGCTCACGCTGAAGCTCAAGCACGTTGCGGGTGCCGATGGCGTTGGTGCGCCAGACCTGCTCGTAGTGCTCCTCGCCGTTGATGCGCCCGAACTCGGCGGCCAGGTGGTAGACGAGGTCGAAGTCGCCGACGCGGTCGAAGGCGGCGCGCAGCTGCCGGTAGTCGGCGACGTCGGCGCGCACGGTCTGGGGCTGGCCGGTGTGCTGGAGCTCGATGCCCCAGACGTCGTGGCCGCGTTCCCGCAGCTCGGCGACTAGGGGGGCGCCCAACGTGCCGGCGGAGCCGGTGACAACGATCTTCATGCTGTTTCCTCCACAATCCGCCAGAACCTGTGGGGCTGTTCGGCGAGGACGGTCGCAGGGTCGCCGGGCTCTAGCCGCCCGACGAGGGAGTTGGTGACGATGTCGCAGCCAGCGAGGGTGGCCTCGATGACGACGAGGGGGCAGGCGTCCCGCTCCTTGGGGAGGTGGACGAAGTATTTGGCGCGGGCCATGTGGTCAAGGACGACCTCGTGCGGGGCGTTCTCCAGCTCGACGAGTTCCAGGCCGTGGCGCTGCGCCCAAATGCGGGCGTTGAGTTTCCCCTTGGCCGGGTGGCGTCTGCCCGCGAACAAGGCAAAAGGTTCCTTATCGGCGGGGGCGACGCAGTTCGGCGGAACCGGAGAGTGAATAAAGTCGTCGGCCCGCCCGGTCCACTCGGCTTCCCAGCCCATGTGCGCGCGGCTCATCGTCAAGAACCGCGAGGCCTGGCGGAACAGGTCAGCCTTGGCCGGTGTGCGGTGCTGGGCGTGCTGCACCCAGACAATGGGCCTGAGAGCCGCTAGGAAATTCATAGAGGCTTCGGAGAGTTTGTCAGTGCCTCCGACTACTACCCGGTCCCAGGATTCGTCTGCGGCGCTCTCAGCGGCTTCGGGCTCGATGTAGGAGACCTCAACACCGGCCGGCGCCGCCGTGACCATGTAGTCGGTGTTCCGTTCCGCCCCACCCGCATACTTCCCCGGCAGTAGCGCCGCGTGCCTTTCCTTGACCCTGGGGATGTGGTGCGTGACCCAAGCGACCCTCATGGCGCGAGGAGGACGTCAAGCGCTAGCCGCCAATACCTGTCAAACACAACATCGGCGTCATAGTTGGCGGCAAAGTCAATGGCCTGCTGCGAGCGGCCCCGACCTCGCGCATAGGCAGCCTCAAGGTTATCGACGATACTGGGCACCAGCGGGGTGAAGAACCAGCAGCCTTGGGGTGCGTCCCAGGCGGGTTGCACGTCGCAGAGCCAGCCGTCGCCGACAAGCTCGGGCTGCGCGGTGGCGTTACTGACCACGACCGGGGTGCCGGTGGCTTGAGCCTCAAGGCTGGGGATGCCGAAGCCTTCGCCTCGGCTGGGCTGAAGCAGCACATCCATGCCGGTGTAGATGCTGGCAAGGGCTTCCTTCGGGATGCCCATCCGATAGGAGTACGAGTCAGCGAAGGCGACCCGGTCCATCGGCACGCCGGTCGCGGCCAGCAGCGCCCGCAAGTCAAGGCCAGACATCGCTGGGCTCGGCTCGGTGTGCAGGTAAAGCCAGACGTCGTCGTGCTTCTGCATGACCATCGCGGCGGCGAGGAAGGACTCGGCGAAGGACTTGCGATCCACCTGCCCCTTGTTCGCCGACACCATGCCGATAACGAAGGCATCCTCGGGGATGCCCATCCATATGCGGGCAGGCACCTGGCCGTCGCTACCCTGCATCAACTCCGTCGGCTTGAAAACCTTGGTGTCAATGGCGTGCGGGACGTACAGCGCCTCAACGTCGTGGCGCTCAATCGCATCAAGCCCAAACTGCGACATGGCAATCGGCGTCACGTTGGGGCGCGCCAGCCACTCGATAACTGGGGCCGGGGCGGGGAAGTGGTCAATCGGCACCCAAGAGGCGACGCGCTCCACATGGTCCCAGCCAGCGCCCTTGAAAACCCAACAGTCAAACAGGGTGATGACGACGGCCTGCTGCCCAGTTGGTCGGCCCCAGTCCATCGCATAGGCGGGGATGACGTCGTTGGAGTAGACGTCAAGGCCGCGGGGGTAGACCGGCAGGCCTTCCCATTCCATGGTTGAGCCCTCGAGCCCGTAGTTGGAGGCGATGGCTACTTGGTGGCCGGCGGCTTTGATTCGCCGGGTGGCTTGCTGGGTTTGCTCGCCGTAGCCCGTGGCCGTCCAGGGCGCGTTGCTGGCCCAGAGGATTCTTCGTGCAGCAGTCCCAGCCGGAGCAGTTGCTCCCTCTCGGGCGGCGGCACGTCGAGCGGGATTCCCGCTGCGTGAATTGTTGCGAGTGTTTGAGGCTTTCGTGGCATGGGCCACCTGTTTCTCCTTGTGTGCGCAGGGGGGTGTGGATGGCCCCGCCCCCCTGCGCAAAGGCGGGGCCATCCACGTCTAGGTGCCTAGTGACTAGGCGGTGCCGCCGGTAAACCGCTTGACGTGCGACGTCTGAGGCAGGTTGCCGTCGACGCGGATCTGGAAGCGGAGCGTGACCTGGCCGGTGTTGAAGGCGAAGTCATCCGAGCGGGCCACGTCGATGCCGCCCACGGTGCGGACGTAGTACGACGGGAAGTGCCCGGCAAGAACAGACTTGGCGCCCGAAGCGACCGAGGCCATTGCCGGGTTCTCAATCAGCGAGTAGCCGAGGATCGAGTCCGGGGTTCCGGGCTGGATGCTGGGCACGAAGACGTAGTCACCCGACGACGTCTTGAGCTTGCGCATGGCGCCGATGCTGGAGCCGTTCGCCATGACCCCGAAACCGGGGAGGCGGCGAGCCGCACCATCGAGCGAGTAGACGAGGTCGATGAGATCGTCAGCAGTGAAGCCGCCCGTGCCGCGTGTCGCGGTAGCGGTGCCGCCGGTCACGCCGGCCGCAGCCGCGGTGACAATGCCGTTGGGCTCCACCGTGGCGGTGCCCAGCGTGAGCTTGTCGTTGACCGCGTAGCCAATGGCGTTGCCGGCCTGCTGGCCGAGGAAGCCAATGACGTCAATGTTGCTGTCGGCCAGGAACTCCTGCGAGACCTGCACGATGAAGGCGTACTTGTAGGCCTTGAGCGTGGTCTTGCCGAAGGTCGGGTCCGACTCGTCGATCGTGGCGGCCTCAGCCTCGAAGCCGGCCGTTGACCAGGACGCGAGCGACGGAAGGACAAGGTCCTCGCCGGAGCCCGTGTTGAGGACGGTGACGACGGTCGGGTCGAGCATCGGGCCGACGAGGCGGGCCTGGTCGATGACGACGTCGGAGAACGACGTGGGCACGGGGGCGTTGCTGCTGGTCTTGGCGATGTCGCGCTTCTCAAACTGGAAGGAGTAGGCGCGGCGCTCGCCAGCGAGCAGCTGACGAAGGATGTCGGCGTCGGACTCGGCCGCAGCGGTGCGGGCCTCGACCGGGCGGGCGACATCTGCGACGCCACGCATGGCCTCGGCGATCTCAGCCTCACGCTTCTCAGCGGTGATGAGGGTGTCGATCATGGTGCGCTTCTCGTCAAGCTCCGCGAACGTGCGGTCGACGAACTCGCGCTCCTCGGTGGACAGGTCGCGGCTCTCAGCGGCGGCCTCGTCCATCTTCGCCTTCGCTGCGTGGTACGCCGACTGGCGATCCTCCACGAGCTTCTTCAGGTACTCGGACAACTTAGTTCACCCCTTTCTGGGGTCTCGGTTTGTTGGATTGCGCAGGTGTTTCTTGCGAATCCCGCCGAGGCTCCTCAGAGCGGGGACCTAGCCGCGGCTCGCGCGGCCAGGAAGTCTCAGGCCTTGAAGGCCAGGTCGAGCTTGGTCTTGAGCAGGTTGATCTGTGCCGGGTCGTGCGCCACCGGCTCAACCACAGGCTCGGGCTGCGGCTCCGGCGACAACTTCGCCACCACCGCAGACAACAGGCCAGCCTGGTCCATCGTCAGGGTCGCGCCACGCTCCAGCGCCTCTAGCGCGCCATTGAGTGCGTCGGCGTCTTCGCCCGTGGCCTCGGCCAGCATGTCCAGGCTGCGCACCGCAGCGGTCGTGGCCTGGTAGGCAGGGAACGTAACGATGGATGTCTCATGCAACCGCACCTGCTGGAGGGTGCGCTGGCTGCCGTCCTCGTTCCACTTGTCGCCGCCGCGAGGAACAGAGAAGCCGAAGCTCATTGAGTCGATCACGCGCGGATTGCCACCGCCGCCGAGTAGAACCGCCAGGTCGCGGCCGTCGCTCGTGTCCGGCAGGGTCGCCTTGACAAGCAGCCCGCGGCCGTCCTCCTCCAGCGTCATCGTCTTCGACCGGGTTGACGCCAAGGGGCGGGCCGGGTCGTGATTCACCAGAAGGAAGACGTTGTTTCGGGACTTCAGCGACCGAGCAAAGGCGCCAGGAGCAATCGTCTCGGTGAAGGGCAGGGGCTCGCTCGGGGAGTTGAACACGGCCGCGTATCCCTCGAAGCTCATACCTTCGGGGGCTTCGCGGACCTCAAGGTCGTCGACCGTGAAAGTGCGGGTCTCCATGCCTGTCATGCTTCGTCCTTCTTCCTCGCGGATACGCTCGGCCTCGCGCTCAAGCCAGCGCCTCGCCGGTCCAGGGTCCGTCGGGTCAATGCCCCATAGGTAATGAGCCACGGCGCCCGCGCCGGGATAGTCGGGGTGGTTGCCGTCGCTGTTCTGCGGCGCCTCAAGGTCGACCGCGTGCCGGGCCGCCCAAGCATTCGCCCGAATGACCTTGTCGTCGGACATTTGCCCGTCAGCGATCTGACGGGCCTCTCGGATGGTGCGATCCGCCAGGCCGTCCCCGCCATAGCCGTCGGCTCGGAAGGCCAGCCCCTTGCGGGCTGCGGACGCCATGTAGCCGGGGACCTCGGGCACGTCAGACCTGGGCGTTCTCGGCCGGCTGCAACTGGTTAGACGCCAGGCCCGTGTGCGGCATTGCTGGCAGCCCGAGCGCCGACAGCACAGCTGCGGGCTCGTAGCCAGACTGGACAAGTTTCGCGGCCATCTCGACGCGCTCGCGCTCCTCAACGATCCCCGCAGAAGCGACGGCGATGTTGGCAAGCGGGACCCGCGGGTTGTCGCCGCCGTCAACCGGGCGAAGATCCATGAGACCGCGTGCCTCGTTGACGCTCATGTACCCGGCCTGCAACGCCGTTGAGAACACCTGTGCCTGCGTAGCCGAGTCGCCCCGGAGAAGGCCGTCCATGTTCACGCGCAGGAACACGTCGCCAGGGAGCAGCCGGTTGTGGGCCTCCTCGATGGCGGCGATGAGCGGGGTGAGCGAGTAGCGGGTGAACTGGATGGCATTGGCCTCAACAGATGCGTAGCTTTGCGTCCCAGGGGCGGTAAGGCCGATCATGTGCGGCGGAACACGGAAGACGCGCGCCACTTCCTCAACGGCAAACATGCGGCTCTGGAGCATCTGAGCCTGCTCGCCATCCGAGCCCGTCTTCACAAACTTCGCGCCACCCGACAACACACCCGGCCGGTGAGCCTTCTTCAGCCCCTTGTGCCCAGCCTCAAAAGCGTCGACCAGATCCTTGGCCTGCTCCTGCGTCAGGTTGCCAGGGAACTCGATCATCCCCGAGGTGTTGGCACCGTTGGAGAAGTAGCGCGACGCGAACTCATCAAGCGCCTTCGCCAAGCCGAGCGTCTGCTTCAGCTCGTCCACCCGGCTGACGCCCTTGAGCGAGCCAGGGCGGCGCATTTCCGGGATGTAGAGCACGTCCTCGCCGGGCAGAATCGCCTGGCCGCCGTCAATGACGAACTCGCGCAGGCGCGTCTCGCGGTTCCGGCGAATGTCCACGCGCGTCGGGTCAAGCGGCTGCAACGCCACGATCTCGCCGTTGCCGTTGCGGAGGATCTGCACCACCGCGCCATGCGACAGCAGCATGGACACGACGATCTGCTTGTAATACTCGATCCGGCTGGAGCCGGGGCCCTCGGGCTCGTACACCCAGGCCGGCCGCGGCCGGTAGGGGAGCCGGTTGCCGTCGCGGCGGATGAACGTGTCCACCGGCAGAGTCGAGATCGTGTCTGAGAGCAGCCGCACGCAAGCGTAGGCCGCACCAATTTCGAGGGCGTTCTTCTGGTTGACAACCGTGCCCGCCCAGGTAGCGAAGCCCGAGACGTCAATGCCGGAGCCCCACACCTGCTGGTAGGAGAGGTTTCGCTCCTCCATCGGCTGACCGCCGAACAAGTTTGCGAGCATTAGAGGCCTCTCTCAAGCGCGACACCGAAAGCCAGCCCGCAGATGCCAGCGACAACGAAACCGAGCCAAGGCGCCACAAGGGCGCACCCGACAATGAGCGCAGCGCAGCCAGCGATCTGCAAAGCGAGGGCGATGCGCATAGACGCTCCTAAACGGAAAAGAAACTGGCGACAGGTGCTTCGGGCTCCGCCTCGCGGCGATGGGTAGCCCGGTCAAAAGCGATGATCGCCGCAACTGCGGCGTCAATCTTGCGAGGAGAGCCGCGGTGCTCCTTGACTACCCGCGGCCCTTTTTGGTCGGTCTTGATGACGCAGTTGTCCAGGTGGCGGGCAAGAGCGGGAGCATGATCGTGCGCGACCTGGCCTGATACCACCGCGTCAAAGAACTTGGCCGTTGATGGGACCATGCGAGCTGGGCTCGAGCTTGGGTATTCAGTAATCGGAACCCCGGCCTCGGCCAGCGCCTCCATGCTGCGCTGCCAGCGGTAAGGGTCACACGCAACCTCAACCACATTGAGCCGGCCGCACGTCTCCAAGATCCGAGCCTCAACGCCGCCAATGTCCACCCGCCAGTCGTCACGGTCGGTGGGCTGCTTCTCCCACATATCGACCAGCCAGACGCGCGGGGTCTCCTCAATCGTCACGCCGACAATCGCGGTCGTGTCACCCGAGAACGAACCGTCAAAGCCGAGCACGACCGGGGTGCCGTCATCCACTGGCGACATCTCCGGCAGCTCGTCCCAAGAGCCGTGCGGCAGCCAAGCCTGCTGCGAGGACACGAACACGTTGGTGCGCTTGGTGCGGAACTCCGCCTCCGGGGTCCGCTTCACCGAGGACTCAAAATCCTCGGGGTCTTGGATGTCGCCGTAGCCAGGGTTGGCGATCTGCCAATTCTTCGGGTCGCGGTGGTCGCAGTCCGGGTCCGCCTGCCACCAAGCGCCAAAGAACGACGGGTCCTCAACCTCGCCGGCCTCGACCCGCTGCGCGTACTGGTACAGGCCATAACAGACCGAGTCCTGCCCGGTGGAGTCCGTTCGCACCCCAGCAGTCGTGATAGCCAGAGTCAAGGCGTCGTAGCGTGCGGCCTGCGCCAGCGTCATCACGTCCCAGAGTTCACGGTTCGGCGCGGCGTGCAGCTCGTCATAAACGACCAGAGTCGGCGACAGGCCTTCCTTGGTAAACGCCTCGGAGGAAAGCACCCGGTACACCGAGCCCGTCGCCGGGATCTCAATGGCGTCCCGATACAGTTTCGCCTGCTCGGCCAACTCCGGGGACATCTCCACCATCTGCTTGGCAGCGCCGAACACGATGCGCGCCTGGTCCCGGTCAGCCGCGCACGAGTAAACCTCGCCGCCTCGAGGACCCATAAACAGGCCATAGAGGGCGATGCCGGAGCCCAATGCGCTTTTCCCGTTTTTGCGGGCTAACCCAACGACACCTACCCGGTGCCGATATCTCGCATCGGCCCGACGGGCAAACAGGTTGTCCATGAGTTTGCGCTGCCAAGGTCGCAGCAGCAAAGGCTCACCAGCCCGGCCGCCCACCGAGTCCTTCACCTGGGGGCACAACGCCTCGATGAACTCGGTGACCAGGGGGCCGTCGCCGCGCTTGATATCCGCAGCCGGGACAGGAGTCAGGATGGCCGGCGGCCAGCCCTTGATCTTTCGAGGTGCCATGCGCAGGAGGCTCCGTCTACTTGGTGCGCTTCGCCTGCAACTTCTCCAGCGTCGAAGCGGCCTTCACCTCGGCCAACCCGAGGCGGGCTCGAGCGGTCGGGTTGAAACCCAGTTGAGTCAGCCAGTCAGCGATCTCACGGTTGAGTTCGCGCAGCTGCTTGCGGGCCTCAGTCGACGACTCCGCCACCGGGAGCAGACGCTCCCGCTCCTCGAGTGACTCCCGCAACATCGCCAGTTGCACCGAGTCAGTGCGCGCAAACCAGGCCGAGCCGGCGTCCATGATCTCGGCAAACAGATCCGAGGCCGGCTTCTGATACGGCGCCAAACTCACCGGCTCAACCGCGACCAGGGCGCCCCGCTTGTGCCGCGACGCATCGAACGTCCCAGTGCGGCGATGCTGCTCAACAGGCTTCGGAGGTCGACCGCGGGTAGCCACCGCACAACCTCCAAATCCAAAGCCGAATTTTGCGGCGTTATTTGTATGCA